GAAAGGGGTTCAAGGAGGTCGTAATATTTCGTCTTGGTTCGTAGTTGTTCCAAGTGGTCAATGGATGACTTGTACTCTTTTATTTTCTTCTTCTTCATTTTCTTTGTCATTTCTTTTGTCATTTTCTTTGTTGAGTTCAACAAGCGTTTGAGTTCTTCCAGTTTTGTTTCAACATACAGTAAATGCGTCCTCTGACTCGCCAAATCCTTCTTGGAGGGCAATGGAAACGTTGCAATGTATTCTTTTAGGGCTTCTTCTTCCTTATACTTCTCCATCGATCCAATGTCTCCCAAGGCAATGGATATGAAGCCATCGTCTTCGCACCAGTAGAGGGTATTTTCCACCTTGACGTCTGTGTACACAACCCCGCGAGTCTTCCATAAACAATCGAGCATGTTCGCGATAGCGAGTGTGATCTCTGCACAAACGTCGATATGCAATGTCAACTTCTCTAGGTCGCCGTCGTATTGATGCATTATTATTTTTCCGTCCAGTGGAACGGAATGCACCACTCCACACACCGCTCCTACGGTCTGCGCAAGGTCCCGTTCTGCCGTAAAATCCTCCTCGTCCTCGAACTCCTTCACCACAACAGTGTGCTCTTTATCGTCGGTTTCGTAGAGGTAAACGTTGCCGTACGTCCCACTCGACAGCAGCCTTTGTTTTGTTAACACTTGTTCCCCATCCGTGAGTTTTTCTTCTTTGAACGAGAGGTTGTTAAGGTTCACTTTATCTTTATGTACACGTTGTGGACAGGGTAGGGGTTTCCTTTGTCGATCGACGAACCGAAACATGTTTTGCTTTTTATTTAGCAAAAGATTTTTTTTTTTATTAAGAGATTATTCGCATTCGAACAATAGGTAGGTCGTGATGAGCACCTGCTCGACGAAGAGGAGGAGACCCAGCAGAATCGGCAAGACAAGGCGCGAACCGTCGAAGAACCAGCAGAGGACGAGCGCTATCGAAGGCACGACGCCACACGCACCGCCCGCCCACGCTTGCTCTGTGCGGGTGCTCGACCCCATGAACACCCCGACACCGAAGGCGAGCATACCCAGCACGGACAGTGCCGCGTACACAAATTGCTCCGAGCACCGGGGGGGAACCGTCACTATCATCATCGGTGCACGACTGTGTAAGACGATCGGACACGTGGAGACGAAGGCAGGGATGGCAAACAAGAGCGATATGAAATACCCACCCCACAACAAGGCATTCACCTCCTCGTGCTCGGTGTAGTTGTACTCTTGAAGGCACACCGTGCAATGGCTACGCTTCACATGTCCTTTTGCAAAGCGCATCCGCCACTCGCGCAAGCAGGCTCGATGCACGAACGCGGACGAGCCCGCGCAAGCACACGGCTGCATCAATCGTCCACCACCCTCTTCCAAACAAATCCGGCACATGGGTGGGGCGACGTCGACGACGAACATTCACGCTTTCTTTGTGGGGCCCGCCAAAAAAAAATAGTCCGTTAGGTAAAGACGAAACAACATCATGGACGACCCGCCACCGCCGCCATCATCAAAACCTTCCTCGAAGAAGTGGGTCCACCAACATGAACGGATCCTGAAGGAATGGGGAGAAATCGCACGGTCCTATAAGTACCTGCACGACGCCGCGCAGCGGAGGTATTATAGGCAAAATCTTGGGTTTAGTTTACCGATTATTATTATCAGTACCTGTACCGGTACGGCCTCGTTCGCCCTATCCAGTTTTCCTCCATCCTGGCAACTGTACGCTCCATCCGTAATTGGAGGATTGAATTTGATAGGGGGTTTAATAAGTACGATTTCGCAGTTCCTCCGCGTGAGTGAGTTGCTGGCCGAACACAAGACAGCAGCCATCAATTTTGGCAAGTTTTCCCGCAGCATTGCTGTGGAACTCTCCCTGCCCGTGGATCAGCGTGAAATGTCGGGCTTCGACTTCATCATGCAGTCGAAGAATACGTTGAACACCCTCCTGGAACAGTCCCCATGCATTCCGGAAGGCTTGACGAACAAGTTCATCAAACAGTTCAAGCAAGACGATTCCTTTACCAAGCCGGATCTGATGTCCGTGCGCCCGGTCGAAATCTACAACGACGCGGACCACGCCGCGAAAGAAGCCGCGTTTCTGAACGAACAGGCGGAGAAAATCGCCTTGGACGAACTCAAAGCGCGGGAGGAGGCCGTGGTGACCATAAGCGACGTGACCGCGGGACTGGACGGTTTCTCTTCCCTGTTCGCACCGCGCCGCGCCAAGAAGGTGGCGAAAGGGGACGGCAAACCGGAGAAGGAAGACACTGAAGAAGAAGACCCTGAAGAAGTAGTTGAGACGGAAGAAGTGTAAGGGGTGCGTTCGAAAATTCGTATATATTATTCAAGGGTGACAGACAAACCACAGCATGCAGAACACGACCCTCTTCAACATTTGGCGCCTCCGTCGCAAGATCGGGGAGGGATCCTTTGGTGAAGTCTGGGAAGCACACGACACACGGGACGGGGGTATTGTCGCGGTCAAACTAGAAACGCTCCAGGAAGGCGACCCCTCGCAACTGAAAATCGAGGAGAAAGCCTATCGAACGATGAAGAAGAATCCCTTCGTGCCCGCGGTGTACTACTGTGGGTTTCTCGACACGCACAAGCGTGCCTTGGTCATGGAAAAACTGGGGCCCAGTCTCGAGGAGGTCAAGAAGAAACGTGGACGGTTGTCCGAAACCGAAGCGGCGTCGTTGGGGCTGCTTGGTCTGCAGGCTTTAGAAGCCATCCACAACTGCGGCATCGTTCACCGCGACATCAAGCCGCAAAATATCTGCCTCGTTCCCAAGGAAACGAAACTGAAGATCATCGATTTTGGCTTGTGTAAGAAATTTACAGACAACGGGGTTCACATCGCCGCACGGCGCGGCAAGAAATTAACAGGTACCCCACGGTATGCCTCGCTCCGTGTCTTGGCTGGGTACGAGCAGAGCCGCCGGGACGACCTGGAAGGGTTCCTCTACTGTCTGTTGTACTTTTGTTTGGGGCGACTGCCGTGGCAAGGCGTGAAGGCGTCCACGAAATCCAAAAAACATGCAGAAATCTATGCCAGGAAAAAGAACATCACGTGCCAGGCACTGACAGAGCCGTTGACGCACGCCAAGGAGTGGACCAAATTGTTGGAGTACGCACGGAACCTACACTTCGACGAACAACCGGATTATCGTCGCTGCGCCACTTGGTTGAAAAAGATCGTCAGTCACGCCTAGCAAACTTACTACGGGTATTATGTATACTTGTTTTCATACTTTTGGCGGGAAACAAGAAAATAAATACGTATTACTACTACTACTATTTTTGAATTATAACTGCACTGCAAGTACCCTCTTCTTCCGACTTAGTCTCCCCATGTCCCGTTCCGTGCATACCCCATCGACCCCACCATCCCTCTGACTGCTGGCAGAAGCCCACCACACACACACACACACACACGTGTTACAATCAACGCGCAACTTATTCATCAAAAAAACAAACAATGACCATGATCATGTCGGACTCCGTCGTTTCGATCCTGCCCCAAGAGCAAGCAGGCGATGTCTCACCTGCTGCCTTTCTGGGCGAACACCCAAATGTCCTTCGTGTTGAACAGTTCCCAAGTTCAGAGACGAGTGAAGTCTTCAAGGTGACGTTGAAGACATTCGAGCGCGTAGTCCTCAAATTCTTTAAAAAGGAACAAGAATACCTCACGGAAAGTCGCGCGTTGCAGTCACTGTCAGAGAACCCGTTCGTCATTCAACCTTCAGGTTGCTTCCAGTGGGGTTCATGGTACGGAATCGCCATGGAAAATGCTGAGGGTGGCGACTGTTTTGACGCACTCAACGAGCAGTTTCTGGTTTTGTCGCACAAACTCGTCGCACAAACCGGGTCTACGGGTCGTGAGACCATCCGCAAGTATATCCAGAAGATGGTGGCACAGTTTTTTGACCCAGTCGTGCGCGCGATCGGAAGTCTTCATCAACGCAACATCTCGCACTCTGATTTCAAATGGGAGAATTTTGTCGTACATGGCGATGAAACAATCCGTTTGATCGATTTCGCCTATAGCAGACCCATATGGGATCATTTCGGGCGAAAAATTGTTCATACAGAAGCGCAAGGCACACCGCTGTACATTTCGCCGCATATGGTCGAGGAAGACGGCCACGGAGGCTATACTTGGTCTTACCACGCCGATATATGCGATGTCTGGTCGGCCGGAATCATGCTGTTTATGCTCCTGTTTGGGTGTGGTCCATTCCCGACGTTCGAAATGAAAGTGCACGCGTTCGTGGAGAATTGTCAACCCGACACGATGCTCACTGCACACATTATGTTCGACTTCTATCAAAGCGATCCATTGTACATTCTCGTTTCGTCCGGCAACACAGAAGCGTTTTGGGAGCAGTTTGTTCTTGCAAAAAAAGGCAACTTGAATGTGTGGCCATCGGACGTGCCAGTCATGTTACGACGATTTCTCGAAGAGTGCTTGTCGGGCAGGTTCAAGGACACGCTCACCATGGAACGGTGGTGGAGCGAGGTCCGCAACGACTTTTGCGTTTGAAACCCGAAAACTATAAACAAGCCTAAAAAAAACTATGTGGGATATTGTATTCTCTTTACATCTACTACATCTTAGTGTATTTTGGGTCACAGTTACGGGTATTAGATGTATTTACTACCGCACACAGCCCATTGACATGCATTGTGTGAAGCAAGTGTTGATGAACCAATTATTGCATTCTCCCTTGGTACCCTTCGTGGTATCAGACAAACCGTTGACAGGGATCCACGTGCTGTGGCAGTTGCCTGCAATTTATGCCATGTCGGACGTGATCTTTTTCACCTTGCATCGTCTGGCGCATACCAAGTGGCTGTACCGGCACGTGCATCGTATTCACCATGAATTTGAGTCGCCCGTACCGGAAAGTAGCCTGTACGCCCATCCTATAGAACATTTGTTCGTGAATGTCATGGCGGTGGGTGTTCCGCTGCGGGTGGTGCGTGCCGATCCGATATTGGCAGCGGTCTGGGTTACCGCTGTGTCCGCGAACGTCGTCATCACACACTCGACGAAGATAGGAAAGCATTTGCACACGTTGCACCACCGACAACGGACAGTGAACTACGGGATTACGACGTATTGGATGGATGCTCTCTTTGGAACTTTGGCGTACGCATGACGAGGTCCGCAACGACTTTTGCGTTTGAAACCTCTTATCTTTTGCCTCTTTTTTCGAAGGAAGTCATTCGTGTGTTGAAGGAGTCATTCGTGTGTTGTGGTAATAAAAATCTCCTTTAAAAACAAAATGGAAACACTGTGGCTAATCGCACTTGTCCTCACTCTTGTCGGGGGTATTGTCCTCGGATCAACATGTCAAGACATATACTCAGATGAGTGCCGAAGTTGGGGGAGATTTGGTGGTATCCCTCTTTTGGCGGGGTTGGGGCTAGGAACTGTTCTCTCATTCTACCAAGTATATCAAAGAATAAACAGTAAATTTCCATTCAATAGTGGGTTACATGCAAGCAGTCTTAATAAATAAGAGAACGTACATAAACTTCATATTATGTTTTATGTTTACATCTACCTGAGGCACGCATGATTATACACCACCAAATAAATCATCATCAAGCATCTCCGTTTCCGTTAAAAACGGGTTATGTGGTGGAAGAGATGCATTTTTCTTTTTTTGTGCAATCATGCGATTCACATGTTCCCGTTGCTCCTCCTGCGTCGAGTGTCCGTCGTCAAACCACCGGAGCAGTTTGAGCGCGATCGTCAAGGTCGGATAGTTCTGTTCGGGCAGACCATCTAAGTAATACGATGCCAATTCACCGATTCGGGGGGGCATCATTTTTCTCGCTGGACCGGCGACGGCCGGTTGAAAGAACGCCAAATAGGCCTCGGCGAATTTAATATACACGGAATCCTCATCTGTGCTCGCCGCCGTGACGAGATAGGGTCTTGGTGGCTTCATATCGAAATCGTGCGCATAGGCATTCTGATTTTGAAATAGATCGAGGTCATCCTCCACCCGTCTCAGCATGGCTTCGAAGAGAGGGAACATCCCGGGCTGCACCGGAGTGCGTTGAAGGGCGCGATGGACTTCATCCTCCAGACCCGGCGTGCTGGCCGCCTGCCGTTCCGTGAGTCCATAGGCCGCGAAAAAAAACATGTCGGTCGGATGATGACGGATAAACTCTGTAATCCGAGCGATGCAAACTTTGCACAGGAAGGATTTATTGTTGGACAACCGGATCGCACCTGTCGTTGATGCGTGGTTGAGGCGGCCTGAGAACAACGACTTCTCGCCGTCAGGCAACACATCTCTTTCGACCCACATCAACCCATCATATTCTTCCACTCTTGGCATTACACACACACCGTCGTCATTGTGGTACAAACATTGGAATAATTTATGAAATTTACCATGAAAGACACGGTCCTCGCACCACTGCTTTCCATCCACGAAGGCAGGAAACGTTGCGTACGCTTCCTGCGCCTGCTCTTGGCTCCATTCCGTCATGTTTAGTGTTCTTGGTGGGTTTTCGGGTTTTATGTTGATCGTTCGTGGATGGTCCCCCGCGCAAAGAGCAAAGAGAGAAGTGGGTAGATATGTGTGTGTCGCGCGTGGGTGTATATGTGGGAAAAAAAGATGTGCGTGATTTCGAAGTTTTTTCCCGCGGATTTTAGAGTTTTAGTAACACATTGACACAGCATCTTAAATACTACGTCCATGTTATTTTTTTGTCATCATTTCAAAAATGAGTGAGCAGAAACAGAAACAGGCTAGACGGAGGTTCGTGGCGTACCTCCAAGACAACATCACGTATTTGAAACGAAGAAACTCTATCTTGACACTAAAAAATAGTTACATCAAGTACAAGCATGACAGCGTGAACATATTGACGATCCTTGTCAGTACAGGCTTGACATGCTTCGAAACGATCAAGAACCAGTTAGATATGGCTTCGTCAAGCAACACCTTGGTACGGCAAACCGCGGCGCTCATTCCAATTCTGATGACGAGTTACATTGCCATTAGTATGAGCATCCTCAAATTTTGCAGATTTACGGAGACAATGGAAGAAAATACCAAGTGCAGCGAGAAGGTACTGTTTACTGTGTGTCGTCTTCGCCGCGTCGTCGAGGATGCGCATATGACGTCTACGATGGACCAATTGGAGCGCGTGCGGGAGAGTTACAGCCAGAATCCTTTTGACCTCTTCATTGATGCACGCGAGGCGTTGGACCGCACGCTCCGTTTCCAAGATGTCGTGTTCTACGGCAAACAATTAGACAACTGGACCGAAGACATCGACAACGACGTGGGTTGGTGGGAGCGGGTGTTGTGCCGCTGCAAGCGGCGGCGAAAGACCGACAACACGACTACGAACGAAACACCGATACTCGCACCGTCCGGTCACACTCGATCCATTAGCATAATGGAGATGGGGCACGTTGTGGGGCACGACAACGATTCCGTCAACAGCAAAGACGAGGAACTCTCGCCGTCCCGGGAGAGTAGCCCGACCGCATGAGAAAGAGATGTTCGATCGCGCGTTCCATGTAGATGTTTTTTTCTTTCCCAAGCAACATAAATGGAGGAGGTCATCCTCGACGATGTAGACATTTGTCGCATTTGCCTCGACGACAACCCACCGTTCATATCCCCTTGTCAATGTACGGGGACCGCGGGTAAAGTGCACACCGAGTGCTTGACGACATGGAGAAATCAATTCCCCGTCGGCGCCAAACAACGAGAGATATGCGGTATATGCAATGCCCGGTACACGACGACGATGTCGATAAAGTCGTGCGGGTTGCTCTTTCTCGTCCTCTCCATGTTCGTCGCGATCGTGTACGCCCTGTACATCCTTCCAATGTCCCCGTATCCACTTGAGATTGGTGCGTGTCTCATGGTCGCCGGTCCATTGTGTCAAGGCCTTGTCGTCGCGTACCGACATGACGAAGGCTTTGCGTACGGCCAGGTCTTCGGGATCGCGGTCGTTTACTTGCTGGGGTTCCTCTTCTGTTACGCGGTCGACGATGACAGCATCGTTGCTTTCGTGTTCCTTGCCTACGTGTTGGGCGCCATCGTGGGGTGCAGTGCGACGTCTGCACGAACACGTTAAATCTCTTTCGGACGTCTGCACGGAGGGTTGACGACGGATGAGAGAAAACAAGAAAACAACGTTCACATTTTTTGCAAGCATTGGTGTTCCGCAGATTGTACAACATCCGTCCCCCGCGCGCGTTGACACTGTCACTTTTTTTTACCTTCGTACATAGAAACGATTCGATCATTTATAAGATGTGGAAGCGGGGCGTCCAGGCCGCGCACACGGACCTGACTGCGTACGTGAACAAATTTCACAAGAAAACCGTGTGCGATTTTCTCAATTCGCCCGATATGGAGACCTCGAAGAAAGCATGGGGTCGCATTCACCGAGCACTGCAGAACAAGCCGGCCCATTTAGGGTCGATGCTGGTCTTCTCCGTGCACCAGGCGTGCGGCAACGATCAACTGAAGGAAGCGGAGAAACTACTTGACGCGGTCGAGGACGAGGCCTTCTTGCGCCTGGTTGTGAACGCCCCGTATGGAAGGCAAGGGTATACCCCATTGCACCGTGCCGCCTTTCAAGGAAGTTGCAACATGCTACGGTTTCTCGTGTGCCGCGGCGCCGACATCAATGCGGTCTCGCCGGAAGGAGAGAGCATCCTCGAAATACTGAATCAAGGACTGACGTATCAAGAGAAGCAATGCGCGTATTCGTTAGCAGAAATTATCCACTTCGATCAGGCATCCAACTTCTATCGTGTCCGGATGCCGAATGGCACGATTCAAGAATTCAGCAGTGCGCTCGTCGACGAGACTCGCAAGTGGGTACCCGACGGCCATGTGTACGTCTACACCCCGGAACAAAAAGAGAACATGATGTTCATCCGCGAGAAGTACCGGGTCTGCGAGACGTGGATTCGGCAAAACAAAGCCAACAAACACGGTCCTAGCAAAATACCGACCGACTTCAACAAGCGGCGAAGTTGCCGTCGCTGGCTGAGCAAACGAAGTGCCGCACGCATCATCCAAGGATGGTGGAGAGATCATAAATTATAAGTAATCGTACTCTTTTTTTTTGTCACCATAAGAAAAACAACACACATACCACCATGACACTCCTTGAAGTACTTGTATTCCTTCTTTTCGTCTATTGTCTACTGCGTTATTTCACGGCGGGGAAAAACCTGACCTTCTTCAAGTTCTTCAACCCAGCGCTTTTTGTCGAAGATCTTGAGTCGCGACTGTTTCTATTGAAAAAGTGCTTGAGTTGAAGTTCTTGCACAATATTTTTTTGCGCATGAGAGAAAGGCCGGTCATATGAATAAATACACCCTTATCTTGTTTACCGTGGTCTTGTTGATCTTCTTCTTTTACACGCCGCATGGCATTACCAACGCTTTCATCGGTCTCCTTATCGACCTGGAAGAAACGTTCCAAACCGACGATGGGAGGTTTCTACGATTCCGTGCGAGCCATCAAGCGATGGACGGCAACTTATTCGCCGAGACGATCCGCACCGGTGTGTTGGAACCCGTGGACGTGGGTGCACCACAAACGACGTACGCCTCGATTTTGTTGCCGCCGACGGAAAAGCATGAGGTATTCTCCTCGTTTACCATGACGTGCGCGGACGTGGTCCACACATACTTGTTGACCGATCGCCCCTTGAAGATTGGGGTCTTTGTCAGCACACGAAAAAAAATACAAGACCCGACAGCGCCGGGAAATTACCTCGTCCTCGCAACGTACCACGTCGCGCCGGGTATGTCGGAAGAAGAGATCCGAAGACGACATCACGATGCCGTGCGCGCTGCACAAGACGGTCGGCAAGAGCACATGACCATGTACGATCTCTCGCGCTTGCTCACGTGCTCGTACGTATTCAACTCGCACCGCACCTTGAGCACGATCCGGCAAGACGACGGAACGGTGCTCAAAAAGGTGAACGCTGCAAATCATGTTCGGTACAAATTGACCGACCTCGCGGCGATGCGACCCTGGTCGCCGATGAAGATAACGTTCTCCTACGACACGTCGGCGTACACCATCAACGTCGTCGAAGAAATGCTATGATGTCATTTAATCGTACACCTCGTCGATTTTCCACCGATCGAACACGGTGTCACCGTCATTCGACGCTTTCACGACCCGGGTACTTTTGCGCAGTTCTTTTTGTTCTTTTTCTTTTTGATCCGCGAGAGCGTGCATTTCTTGCGCTTCCTCTTTCTCGTGCGAGTAAAAGGCGTTGTGCAAATCCCAGAAGATTTGTTTTCCCACGCAAAATTCGGGCAGGTCAGTCGAGGCTTTGTACCAGAACACGCTGTCCTCGATATTGTTGCTTTGCGAAGATTTACTATCATAGACAAGACATTCGTAGTTCTCCGTGCAGGCATCCATGGTCTTTGCAAATTGGGAATAGTCCGGAAAAAACCCGAAGAACTGCTCCCAACATTTGCGACGACTGCTCTGAATATTATCGCGTAGTTGAAAGACTACGTCTACTTGCGACCTTAAATCTGGCGGCATATCCATCGCATACTGTTGACAACTAAGGAAAAACACGCGGCGATGCCGACCATTCATAAACAGTTGCCTAAACAACTTCCCGGTTTCGCCGCGAAAGATGCCTTTATCGTACATGCAATCGTCGAGTATGAGGAATACATTCTTCCCAAACCCCCTTTTCCACTGCTGCCGTTGAATCGCCAACAACTGCTCGACTTTGCCGGGATTGAAGTCATTGTAAATCCAGGATTTGGGCAGGAACGAACCGAGGGACGCGGTAGCCTCTTCCGTCGGGGACATGGCCAACCCGTAGTCTAGTTTCGAGCCCACATTATATAAGAGGTCTTTCATTAAGGTGGACTTACCAGTACCCCTTTTCCCCAGCAACAAACATACGCTGTCCGGCCGTAAGGAGGAGGGGTCCCATTTCTTAATCTTGAGTTTGCTCATGTTTTATTATTTACTTGGAAGAATATTTAACGTGGTGTGTTTGACCGTGCTTGCCAAGACAACTCCCCATACGATATCGCCGACGAGTATGGTCAAGGGGTAGTCTTTCATGATGGCATGATTGGTAAAATTGAAAACACCATAGACGATGAATGCCCATTGCGCGGCGTCACTTGGATTCGCCGCCCGTTCGATCGCCCAAGCCAAAAAGCCCCACGCGACGAGGGCGGACATCATGTTGATCGGTTCTTTTGTGATAATCTTTTCGTAGAACGCTCGGTTGAAGAAACCCAGGTAAAGCCCATCCGCGATCAAGAGAACGAGTAACGTAAGAAAGAACATTGTATTTTTTAAACGTACTGGTAGAAAATTCTAGATTGTGCTGGGCACAAATTCCCACCGCAGGTCGACGCAAATCAATTTCCATATTTCATCCATCTTTTTGTTTTTCTCGGGGCATTTTAAGAGTGTAAACGAGCCGTCCTTGTAGTACGGGAGTCCTAATAATTCACACAATTTGTACAGCACGTACGAGTAACTCAAGAAATTCTTTCTGGTGGTTGGACAATGCTTTTCAAACGAGGGTTGTATCTGCAGAAACATCGTCTTTAACGTCGCTTCCTCGTGGGGCGTTAACCGTGGCGGCGTCCGGCCAGATAGCAGACAACTTATCAGCATGGTTTGATCGTAATATTTCTGGAGCCGCTCTTGCTTTAAAATATTTCTGATTAAGACCGGAGTGATGTCATTCAAATCACAGATTTTACGCTGTTTCAGTTGATGCATCACTTGGTTCAGAACCTCTTCTGGGATGGTGTTTTTTCCCCGCGCTTGAAACGAACCAAGCCAATCCGTGAAGTGGGAGATCCGACGATAAGTAAAATTACTGTACTCAATTTCTTCCGAAAACGCGACACTGTCGTCGTCGATGTAAGTTTCTGAAATTCCACACTGTTCGCAGACCATTGCGCAGTCGACTCGGCTCATTTTTTGATGGCACCGAGAACACTCGGACCCTACACTCATGTAGAGGGTGGGGTTTTTCCCGCTGTACCTTTGCATGAACTCGTCGTGCAATAGTTCTTTCGATGCTCCATTCGTTGCTGTGAGGGTGGTGGCGCTACTAATTTTCATATCCCTCGCGGTGGTTTTCTTCCGCGCTTGCCGTCCCGACGAGGTGCTTTGCTGCAAGAAGGATTGTCCACGATCGATATGTGTGCAATTTTTCGCAGTATCATCGTTTCCCCTTCTCTTGTCCGCTTGTAGAAACATTTGACTCTCGTGATCAAATTGTCGCATGACATCACCACTCATAATATCGATGCGTGCTTGTGTCAGTGTCTCTATTTGCTTTTCTATATCTTTTCGTTCATGAATGAAAGACCTCTTCGTGGTTGGGATGGTTTTCAATTTCTGCCGAAGTTGTTTTAGCGTGTTTTCAATCTCTTTCAACTTGGTGGACTCTGATCCTTCGAGCGCTTCCCGCGTTCTCTCGATGATATTTTGCATAATTATTTTATGTCTGATTAAATAAAACAACAATTTCAGCCATGCCGAAGAAGAAGAGCATCATGAAGAAACTCAAAGAACGAGAGGAGGCTACACGGGTTACCGCAGTGGAGACTGCGAAGTCGACGAATGATCAGCCGCTACCGCTGCCATAATCGGGTATACCCAGGTGTTAGGTGCTGTATCATATGGCCAGAAGAAAAAAAATGATATACAATAAAAAAAATGCACAACTTACGTGCGCGAATCTACGAGCACGAGAACCTCCACGGTCGGGATTTGGAAAAGCGACGGCTGTACAACTTCGCTTTGCGTGGTGGGGGTGACAACAGTTGGGGTGCTTGGGCCACCTGGGCCATCGGGGGCGTCGTGGATACCGTGGGTGCCGTCGTGCCGGCCGGGTGCCAGTATAAAGTCGGAGAACTGTGCGAAGTGTTCCGAGGACAGCCCGAGGAGGAACAAGAGGCAATCATCGGTGACATCGCCAAACGGTACCCCACGTTGATGATGGCGCCGAACAACAAACTCTTTCAAAAATGCATGTCGGGGGAACCGGTGGGGTTGAACGATTTCGACGACTTTGAATTGTCGACGTGGGGTTTCAAATCGAAACTTGCGCTGGCGAAAGAAGTGCTCATCGACGTCGCGGTGCAGAAGGCACATTACGTTGGGGAGAATTGTTACAAGAACTCGTTGCTCTTTTACTGGTTCTCCGGTAACGCGGCGGCCATCGATCTGAGCCGTTTCAGAGCCATCGACGGTTTGGTCCCGTGCGAAGGTTCGAATAAATTTTCCAAGGCGTTGAAGACGAACTTGAACATCAACGTGGACGACATCCTGACGGCGGAGAAAGTCGAAGGGCGCATGATGGAAGAGATCCTCAATAGCGCGCGGTTTCGTACGGTCCAGTGGGCGATCACGAAGGAGGTGGACAAGGACGAAATCACGGGGAACCGCCAGTTCGATTTTTACGGGGAGTACTTGAAGATGAAGGG